CCTTGAATCTTTTCAGCAGTTCGTGAGAACAACTGATCTTTAATCGCATCACTTACTGATGAAGGTGATTCATCCTTCACTAGTAAATCCATAAGTTCATCCATATCCATAGGTGTAATTTTCCTTTATTTAGATCTCCCCACCAGTGGGAGTTTCAGGAGCTTCTGGTGTTGGTGGATCGAGAGGAGCTCCACCATTAGATGGAGGTAAAGCTCCACCAGGTGCAGGAGCTCCACCTGCCATAGGATCTAGAGCTGCCATTGCAGGATCTGGAATTGCTCCAGATTCAATTTCCTTCTCGATAAGTTTATCTTGTTCAATAATTTCTTCATCAGATTGGCGAAGAACATGTCTCCTTATATAATCATTAGAGTAATACTTACCAATATATTGTTGTGTTTGTTCTGCCAGAGTCAGTCTTTCTCTTAGAAGTTCCGCGTCTTTCAGTTCTGCAAAGTGATTATCATAGAGGAAATCATATTGAATATGATCATTCATATACTCCCAATCTTCAGGAGTAATAATATTCTTTAGGATAAGTTGAGTCTTCAACATATCACTAAACATTTCAGAGAATCTCTTTCTCATTCTTCCAACAAACTTGGAGAATTTGACTTCATCTCTGAGGATTTCAGAAGAACGACCCATTGAGAAACCACCCTCTCCCTGAAGTCTTGTCTCAGGAACATTCAATGCCCTGTACAATTTCTTTTGGAAGTAGTTGATATCAGTGATTTCGCCTAGATTCTGACCACCAGGAAGTGTAGTAATTTCAGTACCACGACCACCTTCACGTCTAGGAAGCCAGAAGTCTTCCATCATAGACATGAACTTCTTATCGTCACGAACTTCGCCAGTGTTGGCATCATAGACAAGTTTATTTCTATAACGCTGCATCACATCACGAAGGTATGCTTCTGCCTTTTGTTTGGGCAGATTACCAACGTCAATGTAGAAGATTCTTCTTTCTGGTGCTCTTGAAAGGCGATAGATTACCAAACTATCCTCAATCATCATCAGTTGATTGAGTGGTTTGATTGATTTATGAAGCCATGAGAGGGTTGATCCCTTATTTCTATCTACCAATCCAGAGGTACAATATGTGACCGAATCTTTAGTTAGTTTGATTCCCTTGGCTGGAGAAGATCCATACTGATTACTTCCACCAGGTGTATAGATGAAATACTCCTCAAGTTCTGGAAAATCATATGTTGATGGATTATCTCTTTCGGCTCTAGCCAATCCATCATTTCTGGTTTTTTTGACCTGACGAATATACTTCATCTTTGCAGAATCAATATATCTCAGTTCTTGAATACCATCTTGGGGATTCTTTTGGTCAATTACTTTGTTATAATATAGTCTTCCATCAATATACCAATTACGGAAGATCTCATGAGCCTTCTTATCGAAGTCCAAAAGTTCTAAAATATATTTAAACTCTTCTCTTAATTTCTTTTTAATGCCATCACTAGCATTTAAGTTTGACAGTTCGATCGACACTGGGCTATCGTTCGTGTCAGAAACAATTGCCTCGTTTACAATGTCTTCAATTGCACTATCACATTCTGGATACAAAGCCATAGACCTGTATCGTCTGATAAGTTCGTTTTCGTTACGATAAACGCCCTCAATATCTACATAAGAACCAAAAAACCCACTACTGATATAACTCTCCTGCCCATCGTTTTTATTCGGTGGGACGGGAGAAATTGCACCAGGTGGGTTTTTCTCGTTATCTTCAATTGAGAATCCAAATAGTCTCGCCATTTTATAGAGTAACTAGTAACTTCCGTTCTAGTTATTTATCAGGCTAAAACTTACTGGATTGTTCCTACTTGATCATCGGATGAACCAGACTCTTCACTTTCACCAATGGTGAAGTACTGAACAGCAAAGGTTACATCAAATTCTTCAATAGTGCCTTCTGTATCATAGCTAAGTTGAATAGCTGATACATTAGTAGGCCAGATATCATAGAACTTGTAAGTTCTCAGAATAGCCGACTCACCACCACTGTTTTCCTCAGCGAACTTCTGCTTACCACGACCCAGTTGCTTAACATAAGCATTGGTCATATAAGAAGTTGGGTTAGTGACACCAGTTGCATCATTCAGTTTCGAAAGTTTGTTCATCCAAGCTTCGAACGACGTTCTCAGACCAAAGTCTTCGTCATTAATGATGGTGACAGTCCAAGGATCGAAGGTTCTTTCTCCAGCAACTTTGAGTTGACGACCTCTAAAAGCAACAGGAATTTCTGCTACAGTAGAGGCTGGAAGTTGAGCTGCCTTACACAAGAAGGCCATCTTGGTGTTTGATTCGTTCTCACCCTCACCCCAGAAATCCTCAGCGGCTGCTGGGAATGAGGGAAGAGTTACCTCAAACAGATTAGGACGGGCACCACCGCCCGCTAACCTGGATTTGAAATTAGAAAGTGTTTTTGTTTGTGCCATTTTTAGGGTTCCTCTTTAATGTGTTAGTATCGATCAAACAGTACCAACAAGTTCTTCAAACGAGACACCAGTTCTGGTGGCTACGAATGTAAGAGTAATGTAGTTGATTGACTTAGTAGGTTTCAGGAAGATATCAGCTCTGAACTCATTGTTATCAATGATGTCAGGAGTGTTATTTGTGTCATCACAAACAACTACGAAACCGTAAATACCTCTCTTAGCTTCAACATCTCTCAGATAAGGTTCAACAATATTTACAAAGTTAGACCTTGTAATCGAATCATTGAGTTGGAAGAGTTGTGCATTAGCTGCTCCTTCAAGAGCTTGTTCGACTGTGAGGAACAATCTTCTGACGTTAATTCTATCAAACGCTGAAGCGTATGACAGAGCCGTTTTATCACCAAACAGAATAATACCGGATCCTCTTTGATTTACAATAGAGTTGACTCTAGAACCATAAAGAACATCTCTTTGTGCTTTGGATGGGTTGTAAGCCAACTTGATAGAGTTATTCAGAACACCTCTAGTCAATCCAGCTGGTGAGAACCAAGGGAAAGATTCGATAGAAGTTCTAACCATTAAACCAGCAACATCTGGGTTACATGGAATATAACGGAATTCGTTATTGAATCTATCGTAGGTGTACTTATAACCAGAATCAAATACAGCGTAAGAAGAAGAACTCAGTGCCGAGTAGTATCTTAATAGGTTCTCAGTTTGTGTTGCCGAGTTATTAACACTAACAACATTGGCTCTGTGTGGAGAAACAACAGCCATACAATCCTTTCTTCCCTCAGCGATTGAGATAATTAGGTTTGCTTTAGCTTGTGAATCTGACTCTACAGCAAGTGATGGACCCATCATAAGGTAATCAACTGCAATATCATCTTTGTTACTAAAGAGATTGTAAGAAGTATTCAATCCACCAAGTGTAGCGGCCATACCACCACCAACTTGATAATCAACACCACCAGCTAAAGTGTATGCTTTATTACCAATGGAGGAGAAGTTAACTCCTTGTGCATTTTGTCCCCAAAGACCTGCACCAATTGTGACAGCCGTATATCCTGTTGAGAATCCATTGGATTTCGGCGAAGTATTGTGGAATCCATCAACTGCCTGTGAAGTATTATATCCAGCGTAGATATAATTCGAATTCAGAGCTAGAAAATCCTTGTAGTAAGTTCTAGTAGGACTGTCCCCATCAGCTGTTGCGTCTTTTGCTTTCGAAAGACTCAAGAATTTCTCAAGAATAGTTCCTTGGCCTCCTGTTACTGAACCCTTATCATCAACAACTACAACGTGAATAGCGTCGTTATTTGCACTTCTAGAAGAAGAGAAGTTGTTATCGACAGGTTTAGGTGCCAGTGATTTCCAATAAACAACAGAGTTGGACAAACCAAGTGTTTGTTGTTCATACCAATCAACTGCTGAAGCAGCGGCTGTTACTTTTCCATTACCAGTATTAACACCAACGTTGTTTACAAACAAAATACCATCAGCTGCTTCAAACGAACGAGCTGCGTTGGATTGTTGATAGTTCAGTTTGGTTTCTGTACCAGCTGAAGAAACCTGAGATACAATCTTAACATCGATTGTGGAGTTTCCATTGACAGTATCGGTAGAAACACCAGTAATGATGCCCTTCAGATAACCAGTAAATGTTGTAGTTGTTCCTGCTCCAGGAATAACAACATTACTAAGTGCACTTGTTACACCGTGTCCAACAATGGCTCCAGCCAATAACGGACTGACGGTGGTGATTCCAATTCTTTGGTCAGCTTGATTGTCAATCGTACATACTTTAAGATTA